ATACTCTTCACTTGCCATTTTATTGGCAGTAGCATACATTACTGATTCTGCATCCTTGCCATATCTTGAAACAAAGTCGGCCTTGTTCTTCTTCATACCTTTGACAATGTCCTCACGCTTCTCTTTGTCTACAGCCTCGTAAGCTGCTTCAGCTGACTCTTGGTCATTGTCTGCAATTCTTTTCTTTCTATTTTGCTTTGCACCAGAGAAGATGTCATCATTACTTCCATCCTTTTGTTTCACAGGATAGTCGGTCTTCTGTACAACATGCTTGTCCTTAAATGCTTTTTCTGCAGGAGATGCAGGATTAATATAGCTGTCCAACTTTCCTTGGCCTTGACCAGGAGTTGGAACTATCTCAATCTTAGTCCTCTCTGTCAGTTCCCTCAGTCTCTTCGCCATCAAATTGCTCCTCGTCGTCTAATTCAGTTTCGTCTTCTTCAGCAGAAGCGTCTAGTTCTTCTTCGTCATCTGAATCCATTTCAGATTCCAGATCTTGACCGCTGATTACTGCTGCAACTTTTTGACGGATTTGATCAACTCTGTCATTTACTTTATCGACCATAACACCCGAAAAGTAATCAGCAAACTTCGTGGGTGATCCATCGTGCACCGTCTTCAGCATATCTTGTATAGTGTATTCACTTTCTGCCATGATTTTCTCCTAAACTATAAGTTTATTTATAATAATTTATTATTGTGGCGGTCCTTGTTGACCGTCAACTCCATTAGTTCCATCAGCCGGATCAGCTAAAGCAGCGTCCATTTCTGTGTTTTGTTCTGCTTCCGCATCCATCTGTGTTTGCATTTCTTCAACACCATCTTCTGTCATTTTAAGAATATTCTTTTTGATCCAATCACGTGAGAAATACGTACCAACATATTGTTCTACGTTTGTAAGAGTAGTGATTCTTTCATTGAAGATTTCATTCTCTTTAAGTTCTGTGAAATAGTTATCTTGTTTGAAATCGTACCTAATATCACGTTTGATTTCTGCAAACTCTTCGGGTGTCATCAGACCTTTAAGCACCAATTGTTTTTCTAATGCTGTATCAAACAACATTGAGAATCTAAGTCTTAGTCTTTGAATGAACTTTTGGAATTTAACTTCATCACGGTTAATCTCTGTTGCTCTACCTAGCGTCATGCCAGAGTCTGGTTCTAACCTTGAAACAGGCACATTAAGTGACTTGTAAAGTTTCTTTTGGAAATAGAGAACGTCATCCATTTCACCTAGATTCTGACCACCTGGAAGAGTAGTAATTTCAGTACCTCTACTTCCTTCACGTCTTGGTAGCCAATAATCCTCAAGCATAGTCATGAACTTACGATCATCTCTGATCTCACCAGTAGCCGCATCATATATAAGACGGTTTTTATGTTTAACCATCATATCTCTTAGATACTGCTCTGCTTTCATCTTAGGTAGATTACCAACGTCAATGTAGAAAATTCGACGTTCGGGTGCTCTCGATATTCTGTAAATGACCGTCGCATCTTCAAGAATACGTAATTGGTTTAAAGGTTTAATTGCTTTATGTAGATGACTTAACACCATTCTATTATCTTCAGTCATCACGCCTGATGTTACATGAAGAACAGAATCCTTAGCAATTTTTACACCTTGGTCCATACCAGCTGATGTTGGACTTCCACCGGGATATCCAACAAAGCCTTTCTCATTATAAAGAAAGAACTCAGACTTAACTCTGCTAACTTGAACAGAACCCGCATCGAGTTGAACTCTTTCTTTTTGACTTTCACGAACCTTTTTAATTTTTCGTGGATCAATATATCGTAACTCTTTAATACCATCTTGGATATTCTTTGGATCAATAATAACATGATAAAACATTCGTCCATCAATATACCAATGACGAGCTACTTCATAACCTTTTTCGTTAAACTCTAATAGATCAAGAACATTTTCAAATTCTTGTGTGATTGCCCTTCTTGATGTTGCTGACAATCCTTTGACCATATCTAAGTTGATATCAACAAGTCTATGATGATCGTCATAAACAACAAATTCATGAATGATATCGTCGATGGCCATGTCGCATTCTGGCTGCATTGCCATTCGACGATATCGTGTCACAAGTTCGGCTTCAGTTCTTGTCGAACCTTCAAGATCGACATAGGTGCCATACATGCCTCCAGTGGAAACATTATGTGCACCATCGTCTGTTTGCAGGGGAGCAAACGAAGCCGTTGAGACTTCGTCTGCAGCCCTTTTTATTTCAAAACCAAATAAGGTAGCCATATTACCTTCCTAACTAACATTATAAATTTTAATTACCACCAGCGTTACCGGTAATACCGCCAGATACCTCCCAATAATCGTATTGGAATGTCACAGTAAATTCTTGAACCGTGTCAGTCGCATTCCAATCTAAGTCAATTGTTGATACTTCAACTGGGAAGATTCCGTCAAATGAGTACTGGCGAATTGGAACACCAGTCTTACTATACTGAACAACATCTGCTCTTTCTTTATACAGTGTTGGTGAAGCAGCTCCAAACCCTCTTACGTTTCCGAGGTGAGAGTTAATGTTCTGCATCCACTCTTCCATTGAGTTTCTAATAAGGAAGTCTTCGTCGTTCATTACTGTGACAGTCCATTCAGCAAATGTTCTATCACCAGCAAGTTTAATCTTTCTACCGAAGTAAGGTACTTCAATAGTTCCTAATGTAGAAGCTGGTAACTGAGCAGCTCTACACATAAATGGAATTTTAGCATCGCCAGCTGAGTTTGCTGGATTGTTAAAAACCACTTGGAATAGACTGGGACGAGCGCCTCCAAGTACTAATTGTGATCTAATTTCGTTAATATTGAGTGCCATTAGTCTCTCCTATATTCCTATCTATTTATACTTAGAATTGACCAACGACTTCAGAGAACTCGACATTAGTTCGTACTGCAACGAAATTCAATTGAATGAAGTTAATTGAACGAGCTGGCTTAATATAGATGTCACCAATAAACTCGTTTCTATCAATAACTTCACCTGTATTGTTTGTTTCATCACACACTACTTTAAAGTCGAAGATACCACGGCGACCTTGTACATCCCGAAGGAAAGGCTCTACCATGTTTCTGAATTGTGCTCTCGTGAATTCATCGTTGAATTCAAACAACAAATATTTTGATGCTGTGCTAATTGCTTTCTCAAGAACAATGAACAGTCTACGAACATTGATTCTATCAAATGCACTTGGCTTAGCAAGCAAAGTTTTATCACCGAACATAATTGTTCCTTGACCTGGGAATGTAACAATTGGGTTAATTCCTGACTTATAAAGAATGTCTCTATCAGCCTTATCAGGATTATAGTAGTTCTTAATTACGTTCTTGATAATACCTCTGTTGAATCCAGCTGGTGAATACCAAGGATCTCTAGTTGTATCAGTACGAACCATAAGACCAGCAACGTCACCATTGTATGGGACATATCTGTATACGTCGTTGTATCTGTCGTATTGATACTTGTAGCCACCATCTAGTACACCGTAAGATGAAGATGTTAGAGCATTTCTAAAGTCAACTGTGTTTGCTGATTCGTCACCAGCGTTGTTGATGATATCTGCTTTATCAGGAGAAATAACAACAACACAATCTTTTCTTGTTTCAGCGATGTTATCAATTAAGTAGTTACCTAATTGTTCACCGTGAGTACCACCTCTTGACTTGCCGGTAAGAATAAGAGAAATGTCAATCTCTTCAGGATTCTTAAACTTGTCATATGCAGTAGTAATTTGAGCAAGAGAAAGGTTTGCTTCACCAGAATCAGTGTCACCAGACTTCTGGAAACTTGTAAGATTCTGTGCTGTTCCACCATCTCTACCAACAGTAAATGATCTGCTGAATGGTACTGTATTTGATACGCTAGCAACATTTACTGCTGTGTTAGTGTAATTTACAGAACCTGTAACTTCAGCGGCTGCACGAACAGGTTTACCACCAATTTTTACATACTTTGATTGGTCATTAATAACTGTTTCGTAGTATAGTGTTTCACCAGATTCGTTCTTAACGTCTGATCCTCGAGACAATCCCTCAAAGGTTTCCAAGATTGAACCCTTGACACCAGTAATGTCACCATCTTCATCAGCAATGATAATATGAAGTTCATCGGCTGCAGATGTATTGTTTGCAATATTATTTGCATACAAAGACGTGCCAGGAGCTGCGTCAAAGTTACGGAAGTATTCCCATCTACGTTTTACACCAGTTGTGTTGGCAACGTTGGCCGAAAGTGCAGTGCCGAGAGTGTACTTACTCTCCAACGTAACATTAGCAGAAACTGTGTAAGTTGTAGTACCATCAGCAAAAACACCTGAAATATCACTGTTAGCTTTGTCAGCCTCAACAGCGATAACTTTTCTCTCAATTGTACCAATTGAATTGTTACCAAGAACTAGAAGGTCATTTACACCAATTAAGTCTTTAGTATTGTTAAGGTCTGTGAGAGCTGCTTGTGCTTCAGTGGTTGTAGGATCTGATGCACTATCACCTGCTACTGTTGCAACTGCAGTGATTACTGCTGTCGTATTACCAATTGCAAGT